GGGAATCTTGGATCCTCTGGCGTAATAATTTCTGGGTCAACCTCAACATCAGGGTCAGGCAAATCTGTTTCATTTGTAGACTCAGGACTTGGCTCTGGACTCGGATCAATAGGCAATGGTAGTTCTGGGTCTGGCTCACTTAATATGTCCCCATTAATAGAAGCAATAAGATTATTAAGGTCCGATATTTCTCCAGCCAACTGTGCTGCCTCTGCCACCTGCTCTTGCTGCTCTTCAGGCGTTATAGGGGCTTCTGTGGGCGTTGGAGAGGGTTCTGGAGATGGCTGCTGGGTAGGAGTAGGAGAAGGCTCTGGAATAGGCTCTGCCTGCAATGTAGGGGCAGGAGAATTAGGAGAAACCTGTGTAGCACCCCAAGCCTCAAGAGAAACAATATCTCCATTATGAAGCCTTACTCCTGTTCTAAGATTTTGATATTCAGGACCTTGATAACTATAGGATACTGCTAAACCTCCAGTGTTAGTGATAGCCACAAGTATATTTACCGTACTTGGTTGTGCCCCATAGTTACCAAAAGGAACCATGTTGAGGTTCATTTGAAACCCACCTTCAGAATAATATATGTCCAAACCAGATGTTCCGCTTACTCCTGGAAACCAGTCCATTGAATATAAGGAGATAGATGGTGTATTAGGATATGCCCAGTATGTAGGATCAGGTTGACCAAAGGTAATTACTGAGTTAGTTGTAGCGTAAATGTTTTCATACTGTACCCCGTCAAAAGTCACGGTAGTTGCGATTGGTATTTGATAAGATATGTCGTCACCTGAGCAAGTGTCCATATGATGCACTGTAGGTTCGGCATCGCCTTCGTATGCTGCTGCTATGGTTTGTGATTGTATAAAGTTTACACAGGTTGCGTTAGCGTTTTCTGGAATCCACAGGTTGAAGCCAAGAGCCAGTAAAGATGCTGACAATATTCTTATTAATTTTTTAATCTCCTGACCTCCGAATTAGACAATGTCTAATAAGGTTATTATACAGTTAATTTTAGACAAAAGAAAAGGGAGCCAGTTTCCTGACTCCCAAATCTTTTAATTTGTTAATTACTTAACAAGTGTAACCTTTGCAGAAGGGTTCTTCTTGTTCCACTTCTTAGCAAGATCATTGAATGCCTTCTTCATTGCAGCGATTGCAGCAGCATTATCTGCCTTAACCTTTGCAAGTTCAGCAGCGTGTGCAGCAGTTGCATCAGCAAGAGCCTTATCTGCAGCAACCTTAGCAGTTACAGCATCAGCCTTTAACTTAGCAATTTCTGCAGCAGCAGTAATAGCAGCAGCATCAGCAGCAGCCTTAGCAGTTGCAGCATCAGCAGCAGCCTTTGCTAGAGCAGCAGAAAGTGCTTGATCAGCAGCAGCCTTATCAGCAGCACGAGCAGCCTTTTCTGCAGCAAGTGCAGTTGCAAGATCAGATACTGTTACGATTGCAGTCTGAGAAGTTGTTGCCAACTTAATTGTTGGAACAGATGTTGGTGCAGTAATAGATGCTCCAACAGCAACAGTTCCAGCAGTTGCAGGAAGCGAAATCTCTGATGTGTAACGACCTGTTACAAGAGCATCAGCAGTTACAGTTCCAGCAGTTGCGCCACCAAGAGTGGTAACAGTTACTGTATCAGCAACAGCGTTGCCGAAAATATCTGCTACATCAAGAGTTGCAGTTACCTTGCCAGAAATATTTCCTGAAGCAGGGATTGACATCTTAAGTTCGTATGCAGGACCTGCAACACCCTTAAGATAAATTGTTGTGCTTGCACCAGTTACAGAAACTGTAACCGCAGATGCAGCAGTAGTTGTTGTATATGCATATACAGTCGCTGTTGTTGAAGCAGGTGTGACTGTGATTGATGAGGATCCAGCAGATGCATTAACTGTTGAACCAATTGCAGAGACGAGGCGTGTTCCAGCACCAACTGCAGTAAATGTTACTGGTGTTCCAGCAACAACTGTAGCGGTGATAAGAAGGGCTTCGTTGTTTGTAACAGTTGAAGTATCTGCAACGCTTACGACGTTATCAGATGGAACCTTAACTGTAAATGGTGAGGCTGCAGTACCTGCGCCAGAAATTTCTGTTGTTACGTCCACAGAAACGGTATTGGCACTTGCAGGTGTCACTACGATAAATGAGCCAAGCATGGCTGCAACCGATGCAATGGCGATCTTTTTAAATGAATTCATTTTTCTCCTTGTTATTATTCATTTGGTTTATATTGTTTTTAGTCTATCCAAATAGTCTTTAATTTCTTCTATTTGACTAGGTTTATATTGTATCACGTTTGCAGGTAGTTCGTCAACCTGGCGTGGCCTATCCCTAAAAGTATGAACCTCTACTTCAGAGTCTACATTCTTAGGAGTGTGAGATATAGCACCAAAAATAGCACCACAAACAGCATCGGCCAAGTCTTTAGATTTTTTCCTGGGGTGATCAACTTTATCATTTTTCATAATTTTTAACTGGGTTAATTCTTCAAACAATAACTCTATTGCTGGCATAACAAGCCTTTCTTCATATACCAACATAGCCATATCCTCATAATGTTTTTTAGCAACAGAAACAGTATCAGTTTTCATTCCTACCTGATTTAACTCATTTTGAATATCAAATGACTGCCAACGGTCAAAAGATACCATGCCTATATCAAACCCTATTCTTCTAAGGTTTTGTATCCATTGCTTTACCTCTGAAAGATTAACTGGTCCTTCTACCTTCGGTTCCCACCATGCTACTGCATCTACAACAACAACTGGAGCAACCTGTTCGTAATTATTAATTACTTGAATGTTTACCCACTTTTCCACATGAGCAATCGCAACTGCACACTTGTCGTGTTTCTGTGCAAGGTCAGCATGGACATAGTATTTTTTATTTGGATCTGGTTTAAACGATTCATCAAACCTTTTAAAGGTATCTATTGGGTTTCTAAGTGTCATGCAGGCTCTTACTTTTTCTGCCTGCTTAAAAAATGCATCTGATGCAAAAGTTGGTACACATGCAAAACGCATCATTGCATCTCCAAGGTCTGTCATAAAAGCAATCTTGAAGTCATCAATTTTTCTGGTTGGATTAACTTCCCATGTAGGTCTCTTTAATGCAAATACTCCAGGATATTTGTATGAAGTAATCTGATCTTCTTCCCAATATATTTCAAATTTATTGTCTGCCTCAGTATCTGGTAGAAGTGGATTAATCACAAACTCGTGAGTTCTTTCTATAACTTCTTTTTCTGCAATAACAGACTCATATCTCTCAGAAATAAAGTCTCCTGGATACCTTGGGAATGAAAGCAAAACAACTTTTCCAAGATCTGGAAAACGAGAATCCACAGATCCACGGAATGCTTTATATATATTGTCAGCAGTCTTTCCCTGCTCATTGCCTGTTCCAACCTCAGAAGCAAACCCAGAGATCTCATCAAGAACCGCAAGCAAAAGATTTAGACCCTCGTGAGATTCTCTTTCTGAGTGTCCAGAGTAGACAGTAATTGATTTATTAAATCCTATTGAATCTACTTTTGCCTCATATTTACCCGCAAACCAAGGGGACTTTTCAATCTTTGTTTTAAAGCCTTTAAAGAAAACATTCTTTGCCTGCTGTGCGTTAATAGCAACATTAATTAAGTCTATGGCATCTCCAGATGGTTTGCCGAAATATCTGGCTGGATCCTTAAGGCATAATAACTTATATACAATATAAGCACAGGCAACAGTAGAAGTAAAATCTTTTCCACTACCCTTGCCAAGTTGTAGGATAATTTCATTCTTAGTATACTTTTCATAATACCGTGCACCTTCTTCTTCACCCATCAATTGCTGTAAATCTTCTTTACGATAAATCTGACTCATTGCTTGAACAATATCATATTGAATATCTGATAACCCTGGCTGTCCCAAATAATCTGGAGATTCAACAAATGTTTTTGCGTCGACTGGTGTCTCTTCAAAATGATTATCTTTAAGCGCTTCTAAGAAATCATCAAACATCATGGACAATTGTAATCACTTCATCTTTCTTGGCAATATCAGAAAGTCTACGCATAATCTCATCTCGTATCTGCGGATACTCAGACGCTATGTCACGAAGAATTCCCATCAAAACCTCTTGCCGTCTTTCTATCTGAATCATTTCTTCTGCTAGTTCTTTGTTCTCAAGAAGACCAGCCTTTTGTAGCATATCAATTCTTTTAGACTCAATGTCCATTACAAGTTTGATAGCAGCAGTCTTTGCACTAAGATTATTTGTCATTGATGCTTCATCAATAACCTCGTATGTACGAGATACCAGTTTACTATAATGTGTGTCTGCTGCAGCAAGTGCCTCTTTAGCACGAGCACGAATTGCATCATTGGCAGAAGCCATAACTTTCCACTCATTAATAAGTGTTACTACTTTTTGTCTTGGTATGGCAAGTTGCTTTGAAATTACCGTGGGGTCATTACCTTTTAGGTATTCTTCTACTACTTGATTTACCTGATCAAGATGTTTAACTAAATCATCTTCAGTTGACATTATTTAATTCCCTTGCAATTTTTAAAAGTATCAAATATCCAATAAGATCATCTATATCATTATCTCCAATATAAGATCCGCCCCTAGTTATTCTTGATAACTTGTCATCAATACGAACATGAAGTTGCTCCACACTATCAGATGTAGCAAAAATTCTAACTGGATTTAAAGCAGAATCTCCGTATGATTTATTTTTTGCAATAAGCATTTCTTTAATTTCGTCACAAACTTGAGCAATTGTAAACTGTGTTTCAGAACTCACTTTCATCCTCTTCTTCCCAAGACGCTTCCCAGTCTTCCATGCTTTTTGACAATCTAATTAGCGCTATACCTGTCAATGATGAAAACACGCCAATAAATACAACGATAGGCAACAGTATCTTTTTCATCTCTTTGATTTCCTTAATCCAAATTTAGCAAGGTACACATAAATAGTTTCCACGCTTACCCCACACTCCTTTGCAATTTCCTCTGGAGTCTTTTTATCCATAACATAACGCTTACGCATAAAAGCCTCGCTTGTATATAGTTTAGCAGCCATAACTTTATTTGTCAACTCCTGGTATTTTCCAGTCTAAATCTTCTCTTTTTACTGGTGGTTTATCTTTATTAAGAACATGATGCTGATACCTATCAATTTTATCATAATTTGCATTGTATCTTGTCATTCCTAAAGGAATACCACTTTTTCTGCAATACTCTTGAGTAACTTCTAAAGGAATATTTCCGTAGACTCCAGTCAATCTTCCAGAAAAAAGCAAATTAAGTTTTAACATTGCTTTTCTTGAATGCTCCCAATGATCTTTTTTCTTGTCATCTGCCCAAGGCCTGGCGGTGTCATATCTACTTAATTTTTCTCCTGGATATTTTCTTGAAAGATGATGATATGAAAAAATTTTTGATGTTGCAAACATTCTCCAACCCCTGCCCCAAGACTGTAAAGACACATAAGGCTCTTCTCCATTAAAATTCATTTCTGGATCTAATGGAACTTCATCAATATATAATTTTTCTGCAAAGCACCATGTAAAGTGTACCCAATAATTTTCATGAACATCGTCGTCTTCTGGCGGCACATTTCCAATTGGAAACCAATATCCTGGAAGAAAGTCTGCAACCTCTCGCTTTATTGGATCCCATCCAGTAATAGAAGGATGATAAAGGTTAGTCTTTACATCATTCTTATATTTAATAGACCAATCATCGTTGTACTCAAAGTCGGGTGGACAAAAAGTTAAAACGGCTTTCCCAGTTTCAGACTTTGCTTTTGCTTTTACGTATTCTTGTAGGCATGTTATATCCCAGTCTTGTTCAAATCTTGTATGGCCACAAATATAAAGCACATAATCAAAATCAACTGGTATATTTTTTGTTGTAAGGTCTCTAGCCCAAAGGATTCCACGATACTCTGACAAATCAAATTTTCTATACAGAATCTGCTCTTCTGGTATAAAACTTAAATCAGAATAAAATTCTGGAAAATGTTCCTCTACAATGGAAAAAAATAAACCATTTTTATCTTTTGCTTTTGAATAACAGTCTAAAACTGTTCCTTTTAAATCTGCTTCTTTATAAGATATTATTGATACCAGTATCTTCATAATGCTTTACTCCAATTGTTAATTGCCCAGTGTCCAATTCCGCATGCATCTGCTACATCGTTATCTTTGATAGATCTGTCGTATATTGTATTGATAAACTTTATAGTTCTTTCTTTTCTTAAGTTTCTTTCATATGTCTTGTACCAAGATTCTGATTTTCCTGGATTTTGTGACCTAATATATAACTGTTCATCTTTTGATATTTTTTTATTACCTATATAGTTTTGCCATGTTATTGGAGATACTTTGCCTATGACCTTTGTTCCAGTTTGTCCTGCAGCGCCTAGAATTGCCCCCTGTACAAGTGCAAGGTCTTCAGCGGTTTTGGGGCTATTCATGAAAACAGTATGCTCTATAACTATTGCTTCAAATCCGTTATATATATCAAAAAACGCTTTTACCTTTTTACTAGCATCAATCACTTTTTGATATATATCATTGCCTTCAAAACTAATTTTACCTACTGATTTTAAGTCATCTCCCTCAAAAAGAGCAAAAGCAAGACTATTCGTACTGGCAT